AAATATTGTTTCCTATTACTTAAGTTTTTCCTTGATTTGTGCCAATTGAAGAGGATGGTTTGTTAAGAAGGCTTTTGACCTTCTAACAAAATTTAATTAGCGGTAGTAAAGGAAGCAAAAAGCTGCGGATGAATATGTTCCGCAGCTTTCCTTATTTTTATTGAAACCATGTAAAATCCGGATATTTAAACAATGCCTTTCCTTTAATCTTCTTTCTTTCTAAAAATTTATTATCCCAGTACCTGGAGTCCTGTGATTCGTTCCGGTTATCTCCCATCATGAAATAGTGATCCTCCGGTACCTCATAAGGCCCAAAATCCCGATTGATTGCTTCTCTCACATAAGGTTCCTCTAACGGTTCGCCGTTAATATAAACGAGACCCGCTTTTCCCTCCACGGTTTCTCCCGGTAATCCGATAATCCTCTTAATATAATCCTCTTTTTCATTATCCGGAAATGGGAAAACAACGATATCCCCCCGCTCCGGGTCACTAAACAAATAAGACAAACGGAAAGTAATTACCTTATCATCCACTAAAATCGTATTTTCCATGGATCCGGTAGGTACCGATACCTTAAAAATCACAAATCGGTTTATCAAAAATGCTATCGCAACAGCAATGACCAATACCATAACCCAACTAATGACTTCTTTTAAAACACCTTTATTCATTGGCGCAACCTCTTTTCCTAATCGTTATCATAATCCTAAATCTCGTAATGCAACCTTGCTCATAAAATGTCTTATGTAATTTGAAAATCATTTTCGAAACAGCAAACAATCTATCACAATTATAACGACTTCATTGGAGTTTGTAAACTTAAAAAACAGAAGAAATCACCAGAGGAGAACCAGAAGTATAACCCCATACCAGTTGTAGGTTAATACTCTCGGTCAGTAACGACCGGGGGTATCTTTTATTGATTTCTGCCTGCAGCCAGAGCCTCCCTGGTACTCTTACCTATCTTGGTTCCGTCATCTTGCATATGCCTTCCCCACCCGAGTCCATCCCAGTAAATCAGTGTAGCAATTCTTGTCTTAGAGCCATAATTACCGTCTACTTCTAACCGAGGTAACCAATCCGGCAACGCAGTATTAAGCTTCTTCTGCGCCCACATAATATCCCTTGGATCAGATTCCGGTGTAATCGCTTTCTCCGGTATGTAATCTTTCGGTATATACATAATACCAGTATATTCACATACTCCCCGGCAGATTTCCTGTGCACATTCCTCCCAGAAACCCTCATTAGCCATCAGCTCTGTAGCTTCTCTCAGGTTCGTCATAAATGCCAGCTCACAGAGGATAGCCGCCTTAACATCCATGTTATTGCCATTACACATTGCCAGGCTTGCAGGCATAACACCCCTGTCCTTCTGCTTTGTCCCTCCGACCAGATGATTCAGGACCGCTTCCGCCAGCTTTTTACTTTGCCCGGCATATTGATTGTGTATGTAAACTTCCACGCCCTCGGCACTGTTAAAGGTTTTCCCATCGCCAAAGGCATTAAAATGAATGCTAATACTATAATCACAGCCGGCCTTGGCAATTGCTCTTTGGCGATCCGATAGAGCTTGATCCGGATCATCATAAGCGTTATCATCATCCCAACCGGTACGCATAGTATCAAATCCACAGCGCTCCAGCTCTTTTACTAAAAAATTAGCAACACCGACATTGGCATAATGCTCCCGGTATTGCTCTCCTTTTATGATATCATTTTCACTGTCTCCATTAATATCAATTGCCTGCGGCATTGGTGGGGTGCGCTTGCCAGCAGTGTTACTTCCATGACCGGCATCGACATTAATTTTAATTGCCATTACTATCACCTTCCGATTTTTGCTTAAGCATATCGATTGCCTTTACAATTACACCAGGAATCGGTATTCCCATAATACCGGCATTCTCTGTTATAGATATTAATTCATTTACGATAAAGCCGATGATTACGGCAGTCCTGATATAATTGACTCCCAGTGCAAGATCCAGCCGATATGCAATCAATACAAATAAGAGTGATACTCCCTTTCGACATAACCCTTTCCATGCAGACCAGGAGCTTAATGCACCGGTCTTTGATTTTTCTGATTTCTTCCACACTGCTGCAATCAACAGTCCCGTCAAAAAGTCAATGCCCATCATAATTATCAATGTCGCCAAATCGTTTGTCCATCCTCCGAAAAGATTTGCTATAAAACTACCGACTGCACCGATAATGCACGCAATCGTTGCTTTTAAAATGTTTGCTCTTTCCATTCAATTACCTTCTTTCTTGATTTTTTGCATAAAAAATGCACCTATTCGGTGCTTGCGTTGTTGTTATTATTTAATTTCAGTTATTTGCTATCAAAATACAATCTGCATATCCGTCTGTGTTACAAATCATGTCAACTTGTGACTGATATTTACCATAAAGCATTTGTTGTATATCTCCAACGAAATATGCGCTATACTTAGCTTGTCCTGCTGATAAACCACAAGCATCTCTCGCATCTTTGATACGTTCTGCAATAAAAGCCGCCATTATTATACTGCACCTCCTTTCAACACCTCGATTTCCGTCATGATCGCAGGTATTATTTCGGTTAATAGCGAGTCTACAGTAGCATTTATTGAGTCTATAGACTCTGCATTCTGACTAATTCTTTGGCTGATTTCATCTTCTTTTTCAAAGGTTGCTATAACCTCAATGGTTCCATCACCTATCTCAATTGTTTTTGCAGTTACAAATCTTGTAAAGTTTTCATATATCTCTGATATTTCAGCCATATTATCCTGATACACTTTTACTTCTCTCATTGCAGATACTGTAAGTTTTGCCCTTAATTCATCATAACTTGAAATGTCTGCAAACGAGATACATAGCTGATTATCTGATTGTAGAAAAATAGAGTTGATTTGAAATTCATCTAGTGATTTCAATACTGTTTTCATTAATTATTTCTCCTTTCTTTTTGTAAAAAAAATAGGCCCCATTTCGGACTTTGTTAGTGAGTAGTTAGTAAGCTAAATAAGAATATTACAGGTGCGACCGATTTGAATATGGGTGCTTATGATGTGCATCCATTAATGTTTTTAGGGAGAATAATGGACTTGGATACACTTGATAATAAATATAGCCTTGATACCAATTTTGTATATTGTTGTTTTGACGGGCTGCTAAACTCGATTGTGATAGGTTATCACAGACCAAACAGTTACGGATACGCCGCATAATTTAACAATTTAGGATAAGGCACGCAGGAGCCCCGCAACACCGGGAGAAGGTAGCTGGTACTTGAGGAGAGTGGACCAACGTGTAATAGCTATTAAACTGACATAGCGTCTATAAATTTACCGCGTCCTGCCAGATACCATTTGTAATACGTCCGTATATTGGACTTTTTAAGCCATATCCCATAATTATCATGGAACCGTATCCGTGATAACCGTATTTTTGTATGATTGCAACGTACTTACTCCCATCAACGATATTAGCGATTATCGTCATGTTGAGCGGTAAGGTTTCCCATATGCTTTGTATATATTCATAAGGCTTGTTATATTCTTCATCGGTCGATATCAGATCCATGTACCTTATAAAACCCATATTCTTATTTAGCTCATTAAGACTAGCGCCTTCACCACTAATAATATCGCCTTCGGCAGTTACCCTCATAGCATTCTTTCGGTTGGCATCGGACGTCCCCATTCCAACTTGGAATAAGTCAGTTGCGTTTGGTTCATTATATCTACCTGATACGTGTTGTGCCTCACCCTGAGCCTTGGTGTGACAACCTTCTGAATGTGAGAAATTACCATCTGCAATAGTTTCAATACCCTCGGAATGAGAATAATGTCCACTTGCTGTTGTCATACTTCCTTCTGCATGAGCAGAATTTCCAATTGACTTAGTGTTATATCCTTCTGCATGTGATTGATAACCTAATGATTGAGTACAGTACCCTTCAGCATGCGACCTATCACCAACAGCTTTTGAACTAATACCTTCCGCATTGGCATACCTTCCACTTTCTTCACACCCTGATGCATTTTTCAATCTACCGCTAATCTTCTTATTAATAGCAGTTATTTTATTACTATTAGCCATCTGTATTGCTTTATCAGTAAGATTATAAGTAATATCAATTTGTTTAGGATTAACGTTTTCCTTTTGCGTGATTGGTTCAAAGTATATTGTACCATGTGGGAATGCTTCGAGATTTCCATCACAATGAAACCCCGCCTGACCATCAGTATATATTACAGGTGCTGCTAATTCATATATTATTTTAGTTCCTGCTAGTGCTGCTTGCGCTTGTGATAGTGTTGCATATGTTCCTTTGGGAATCGATAGAAACCATTCAATTGACGATTGCCAATGTCTCCAAGTACCTTCATCAACATCTATTGCTATATTATTCCTTGGAACAGTCCTATCAGTTAACATTGAAGTACCAAACATATCAGATGATTCCGGTTTTAAAACATCATTAATATTAACATAAGATATTATTAAGTAATCAATATTGCTCGTTTCGGCAGAACTAATACCTATAATATTACCAGCTTGTAATATATACTCCTTAGTCCTCTTAACTAATGCTCTTACACCATTAATTTCTTCTATTGTATCCTTAACACCATTAGGCAATCTATTGAGTTGCATTCCATTTGGCAGTGATAATAATAGTTCAGATGATTTGTATGGTTCGTACTCTCCAACAGCATCTCCTTCGATAACCATTACCTTATCTATATTGCTAATTAATGCACTTACCCTAATGTATGCACAATTAAATGGGGTTGTAAAGGTAGCAGCATTTTTAGTACCAATGTAATTCTTATTAATATCATAAAATGCCATATAATATAAATCTGTTTTGATTTGTGTATATGATGTACTTGGTTTAACCATTATAAAATCGGAATGGCAACATGCAAAATTACAATGAAATATGCCACTATCAGGCATTATCACTCCTTCTAATACTGCGCTGTCCTTATCAAACAAATTCCTACCCCTACTAACAATCTTATGATTACCTACTCCTTGAAGTCCATTGATATAATGGTCAAACATAATATCGCATTGTTCTTTGGTTGGTTCATTTCCTTTTCCAAATGTAGAAGTCAAGTCAATTGCAAATACATCCTTTACTTCCATAACCTTACCGTTGGCAGTATCAGAGTCTGTATACCTTTGTACAACTTCTACAACTACTGTTCCATCTGTATTACTACAATTAAGCACTCCACTTAGACTATAATAAACGTTAGTTAAAGGACTTAATTGTACTCCAACAATACTTGTAGTCACTAAGGAGCTCGTTCTACCAAGCAAATCAACACTGGAACAGTTTGAATTTGTTACTCTTACTTTCGCCCTTATAAATACCTTTCTGTCTGTGGTGTAAGGTGTCATAGTAGTATGTCTAGCTCTTCCACTTGCGGTAGTTCCATCTGCAACTATACTTAAAACATTAGAAGTTGCTGAGATTGAAGAATTATCAGCTCCCCATCCAATAATTCCATCACTGAAATCACCGTTCTTAACTAAGTTCTGCGCAGTAAATCCTTCCAGTTTTACTGTAGACTGTCCTTCCACTATATCAGAATAATTTTGTTCAATTCCAACGCTATCTTTCCCAGTTCCAGAACTGAATATGGTCTTATCTTGTGATAATGTGGTTTCCGCGTATGTTGTTTCTTTTTGCAGTTTATTAATTTCCGTATCAATCTTATCAAAGTTTTCATTCAGGCCTTCTATACGGATATACTCGTTCGCCTGTTGTTTTTCTAAATCATAATTAGCTGTATATTCAGCCATTTAATCACCTCACTCTTAACTGTTCCCAGGTATAAGCACTTGCTTCCTCCCAGGTCATATGTGCGACATTGTTCCATGTGTTATATGTATATTCAAATTCAAATGCCAGATGTGCTGGTTTTATTTCTTCAATCGTTACTGTAAGATCAGCCATATTAGGCGGCAGACCCTTGATACTGATAAATTTTACCTTGAAACTGTAATTTGCCGGATCTTCAATGACTTCAACCTCACCGTTGCTGTAGGATCTTGCCACTGCCTCTATCATTTGCTTTGTTACGGTGCCAACGCCGCGGATCTTTGCCTTGATCCGTTCCCGCCTAAATTCATCTGGCTTACTTACGTCTACCTGTAAACCATAGATTTTTTCATATCGACTCAATAAGGATGTAGCTGTATTAACAAAGCATTGATCTATGGTTTCATCGAATCCGCCAACAAAGTAGTTTATATCGTTCGAAAGGATCTCCTGTAATTCCTCCATTGTCCGGTTACCTTTATAATAGTCCGGAAGTAAATTGATTAATTCCATATCACACCTCCGTCAGTGTTATGGTTCCAAGGATAGGTATTTCCTCTTCACCAATAACAATATTTTCAATGCCGCCGTTTAGTGACAATCCGCTATAATCAGCAACACCGGGAACGGATAATAACAGGCTGCCTATTTTGGCATAACTGATGGTGTAGAAATCAAAGGTTGCCTTTCTAAAATACTCTGCTGTCAAGGAAGCAAATTCAGCCTTAACATCTTCCAGGGAAGCGCTTCCATCAAGTGCAATATTTGCCGCAATATTAATATTTTTCTCCTTTGGACTTTCTACCGTGACGATGGCTCCGATTGGGCGAACTGTCTCGATATAATCATATACGGCGGATGGCAATTCGGAAGCGATTTCCATGTTTTCATCAATTACTAGCACCTTTACCGTCCCATTCCCATCCCATAGAGGAAATATCTTCGCGTCACCACACCCGGGTACTTCAAGCGCCCATTTTTTATAATCGTATATATTACCGCTTGTGGAAGTAGACTGCACCTGGGAATAAAATCTTGACCTAAGATTATCGTCCGTTTCTTCATTTTCTCCTGATGTGATAATATCCGTCAGACTTGCTGTTACGCCGGATACATTATCAATATTTTCCAGCTGCCCTGCATATTGATTTCCGATGGATCCTATTTGTTCACATTGGGCTTGATAGGTATGTTCTGACTTTAGTTCAGTAATTACATAGGTCGTATCGTTTAATCCCCACCTGGTTCCTATAGCAATCTCTCCGCTTGTTTCTATCTGCCGAATTGCATAGGTACCAGGCTTTCTTTTTATGCCATAATCCGCAACTACCCGGTCCAGGAATTCGCCCACTGCTGTATCCCCGGATACTAAATCCAGAAATATATTTAGCATAAAATAAGCCTCGGCAAGCTTATATGCCGCCGGAGCTAAAGCATCGTAAATAACGGACCCTTCCCGCTTATCAACATCAGAAGTCACCCTGCCTAGCATGTCCTTAAGTATATTTTCATATGTCATGTTTTCCCACATCAATAATTCACCTCCTTAGTGATCGTGGTATTACCGTAAATACTTGCAACATCAAATGTACAAAGCATTTCATCGTCGGATACACTGAATTGGAAGTTATCCACTCTTTTTATTCTTTCGTCCTGGAGCAGGCATTCCTTGATTCGTCTTTTTATCTCGATCTTTACATAGACAGGATCTTTTCCTATCAGGTTTTCCAGTTCAATCCCATAAGAAAAACTATATACTGGATACTCATACTTTTCTGTACTGAGTACTTTATATATCGCTTGCTCCAGCGCTCTTAATTCATCTGCATAGCCTTGAATTTTATCCGATGTCAGCTGATATGTCTTAGTGGTTTCTACATCCTCAGTAACTTCTAATTCGATGTCGATTTTTTCCGGTATCATTTTACACCACCTCCTCAACTTTATATTCGTAGGAGCTCCCATCTCTGGACAATGTGACTGTACTGCCCTTTCCAATAACGTCCTTATCAATAATCTCAAAGATGTAATACTCTTTCCCGCCATGATTACGAATTAGATTTACTTTATCCCCAAGAGAAGTATGGTTTTTCAAATTCCCCTTAATCAGCTCGTTTGGAATAACAATTTTCTCGCTCATCCGTATTCCGCCGCTTTCTACCGTACCCATTGCAATATTGCAAAGCTTTGCATTATTGATGTAGTTTTGTACAATTGTTTTTATTTCCTTTATCATATGGCGACCTCCAAACTCATCGTGTGAACGGGTAAAAAATTATGAGTAACCGAAGTTACAAACAATTGTTTATTCAATTTAATCCCCTCTATGTAGGCATAAAAACTTGATCCAGCGCGAACGGAAGTATCACCTAGACATTCCAGGCTTAGAGTTTCAACCTCGTGGTTATACAGCCCCAAAAGTGACTTGGCCCTAGATTTTGCTTGGGATATATTGGTATCCTTGTCAACGGATTCAAAGTATTGTAAGAGACCATATTTTTCAATAGAGCTATTCCTATCCTCTACGATCATCTGACCAGATTTTCCTTCATCGCCCTTGACATAAATCTTAATGCGATTATAGAAATCATCATCAATCGATTTTTCGTATTTATAATCATAGCATAGGCTTTCATCCCCTAGGATCAGATTCAGTTTCATATCCGCAATATCTCGGAGTGTGACCGCACCAAATGCATCATATAAGCAATACTTTCTGCCTGTGCTTTTCAGGGTTTCACCAATGCCATCGTAAACGATATCAAGCCATGTCTTACCGTCTTGTACTACGGTAGCCAGGACATATTTTGTATCGGCTATTATTCCGGTGCGCAAACCAAAGTAAGTGCACATTCGCTTTGTCAGTGTGGTAGCTGTATCTTTCAGTACCACTATTTCATCTTTCGCCTTGCAATACCTTAACTGGTCGTAGGCAGTAACGCTTATCTCTTTTTTCTTTGTATGGCCATGCTTGAAAATGATTCCGGAAAATATATTTGCACCATTATACTTAAATTGAACCGGGCTGCCATTCTCAATTTTCAAGTCATCATCTATATAAGAAAATTCGAGCTTGCTGCATCCATCATTCAATCTATCGTTCCATGATATGGACTTAACAAGCTCGCTGATCTCATATATTTTCTCATTGGTTTTCACCAAAAATTCCATCAAAGCCTTCCACCTCCTGATGAATGCGTTCTCCCGGAAGAAGAAACTCCACCGGTGTATTTCGGAAGCTCAGGTTCTTTTTTTACCGCTTTAGGCAATGGAGCGGAATATTTTGAAAATTCATTCGTCGAAGGGATTTTAAGTTTCCATCCGATATGTATAACTGCGGGGTTTTTAATCTTATCCTTATTTGCATTATAGATTCTATTACATTTTGTACCATCACCGTAATATTTTTTTGCAATCCCCCATAGCGTATCACCGGACTTAACCACATAAGTACCGGTGCTTTTCGGATTCGTCTCTTCTTTTGGTACCTTCTTCTTTTTTGCCTTTTTCGTCGTTCCTGAGGATGGTGATGTTTCTTCTACATCAACAATAGCCGGTCTCTTACCAAATTCCCGATATTCCAACAGTTGAAAGGAAACGTATTTATCTCCCTCTTCGCCTGCTTTTTCAGTAATTGACAGTTCTTCTATGAGAACCATTACACTATCGCCGGTCCTATCAGCCTCACCCTCTTCTTTTCCATCAGGACCAAAAACAAAACGTATCGGTAATAAATTATCTCGGTTTTCCTTCAATATCTTCAAAAAAGAATAGGCGCTCTTAAATTCATCCGGCTTATTGATATAATGATATTCTTTATGTGGAAACTCAACCTCAAAAGAAAATTTCCGAAGCTCCATATGCGTTGGAACCACGATCTGACCAAGCTCCAATATCTCATATTTTCCAACCGCTTGAACACTGGTTTCATTAATTTCCTCTGGATTTACTGGAAGCCGGTATGGTTCATTATCAAATTCAAAATATACTACATAACCCATCAATAAGCCCCCTCTGCAGTCATTGCTATCTCTTCTTGCAATATCGTCTTTATTCTTCCAGCTACTGCATCCGCATCTGCTGTTTCGTGTACATCTCCAAACTGCACGCTGATATTTGGTGCTAGCGTGGCAGTATTGAATTTATTGATATAGTCCCGTTCTGCTATGTCTCTTAAATATTTTATATCCTCATTGGGCATATCAACTTCTACGGCTCCACCCGATCCTATTCCTTCGATAATGGTTGGCTCATAGGATGTCCTTTCCGGCTGAAACCCCGTTGGATCATATGTTTCCCCTTCCTTTCCGAGTTGACTTCCTGTGAACTTATTCATGTTACTTTTTAGTTTGTTTAATATTTCCCGACCTTTTCCATCGCCAGCCTCCCCGCTCTCCTTATAGCCCTTTCGATTCAATCCAAAATCAGAAGCACTCAAATCCAGGTTATCCATTACTTTCTGATAATTCTCATCTGGTGCAAGTTCTTTAACCGCTGTATCTGCCATACCTTTTAACCCTGATCGCCAGTTTGCCACGGTATCTGCCATTTTTGAACCAAATACAAAATCAAGTGCTGATGCAATTTTTTCCAAAAACGCAAGAACCCGATCGGCCATTCCCTGAAACAGATAGATTACCGACGAAACCGGATTTGTAAATACATTGCCAATGAAGTTTGCGATATCTATAAATGGATTGACAAGAAAGTTGATTAACCCAAGGATAAATTCAAATAATCCAAGAGATAAATTCCATATTGCTGCCACAGTCATTCCTACGATTCCTCCAATTACGCCAAACACATCCTCAAAAGTAACGCCCGCCTCAATTAATCCGTATAAAATTAACGCTAGGATACCAATTATCATTAACATCGGAGCTAGGGCAATTCCCCATCCTGTTGCTGCCATATAACCTGATTTTAATGCGGCTATACCAGTCGCAATAAATTTTGGACCCAGGGTAGCGGCCAGATATATACCCGTTGCTATTAAGACTGATTGTATTAGCGGCCAGTTACTCACAACGAAATCAATCAAACCACCGATTGCGAGCGATATGAGGTTTATCCCTACAGTAACTCCATACATAAGATTGTTAAAACTGTCGCTTTTCATCAGCTCATTTACCTTCCCAATAATCGGTCCGAGCGCTTGAAGCCCAGCATTTTTTATTTCATTCCATACATCTGCAAATGTCATAGGCATACCTTCAAATTTTTCATTGATTTCTGTTCCAGCCATTAACATCGCATTTTTGATAATATCAGAAGTGATTAATCCCTCGGATGCCAGTTTCATTAGCTCTTCTTTTGATTTGCCTGTGTATTCTGCAATCGCATCCGCAATCATCGGTGCATTTTGCATGATGGAGCTAAACCCATCTTCTTGCATTTTTCCTGCATCCATCGATTGGGTAAGCTGGTCCATAGTAGTCTGCTGATTCTGCGTGCTTGAGCCGTCGATTCGGAACGATTTGTTCATTAGCTCTGTAAATGCAATCAGTTCATCATTTGATTGGAACGTATCTCCTGCAGCTGATCCCATCTTTCCAATAAAGTCTGCCGTATCCGAGTACGACCCCCTGGATCGATCCGCAGCAGCAAACACTTTATTTTGAAGCTCTTCTTGTGTCTGTGATCCATCATTGATAAAGTTCAGCCTTTCTGAGGTATTGGTAAATTCATCTGCTATGTTCATACCTTTCATAATTGTTTCTTTATTGAAGTATTTTTTTAATTTACTACTTACCGAACTTGCATTTTTCCCCGTATCTTTTAGCGTATCATTAAGTTTATCAACTGATTTACTCGCTTCTAGCATTTTATCCGTTGACTCCGTTAATTTCTTTTCTATGTTACTTATTGCAGATGAAGCATCGGAAAATAATAAAATCATTGTATTAAAGGTTACGATTATCTTCTCCCCCCCTTCACTTTCATTTTTCTTGCTTCTTTTTTATCGTTGTCCGTCCTGACAATAATGCTTGCATAAGTAAAAGCTCTTTCCTTATTGCCCATTGGTTCGTCAGCAGAACATATTCCGAGCAGCACCCCTGCCCGGATATGTAATTTTTGTAATGCAAAGTGAGCCAAATTTGCCTCCGGATCACCTTGCAAGATTAGTTTTTTGCTTCTTCAATATCCTCATTAATATCAGAATCAAGTCCGCTTAATTCTTGAACAGCCTGCGCCAATTCTGCATATTCGCCAACATAAAGCATTTTTTGAAGCAGGGTTGATTCACCTAGAACGCCATATGCTTTTTGCAGCTCTGCATTTGTCAGATCGGGAAATACAACCGCACTTGCCGTCATGGACTGCACATATTCCGCTCTGTCAAAGGTTTCATTGCCTTTTTTATCCCTCTTTGTAAACTTCTTAATCAGAAGTTTATTTTCTTCCTGGGTAATCGGCCTTATTATGAACGGAACGGATTTCCCATCTTCTACAAATCGATTTGACACGATTACCTCTTTGTTTTCCACTACGATAGGATTTAAAAATGCATTTAATGACTTCATAACTATTCTCCTTTCAAAAAGGGGCTGATGCAATAACGGTTTTTGATACAAGGAGGTCAGTGACCTTCCTTCACACACAGATCGAAAGACAGATCATTCCCTTTGTATGCCTTAATCGTACAAACTTCTAAATTTATTCGCTTATAGTAATGTCTTGCAAGTTTTTTGCGAGACTATTCACACAAAAATGAACAATCTATCTTTCAAACAGTGCATTACAGGAAGATCACAGACCTCCTTATATTTTTGTGTTTACGTCGCAAAGCCCCATGATTTTTTATTATCTGTAATTCTCAGGCAAATTGAAATAACTAAGTACATCGATGTCATCAAATGAAAAATCCGTATCGATTGTGATCGGATCATCGGATTGATCATCAATTGTAGCAACTGGAATTGTATTAAGTATTACATTAAGCAACTGTACTTCCTGCGCTCCAATCGTGGACTGCGCATCTTCGTTCTTCACTTTCAATTTTAACCCACCGCATTTACCCTCTTTAATATAGGTAACGGCTAATCGAAGCATATCGGAGTTCATGAAGTACATTGTCATACTTCCGGTTCCCTCTGCACCTACCACTTTATGCTGGGTCATTCTGTGCCCCAGCATCCGCCTGCTCTGAACAACCAAGTCAAGCTGTGCCTTCAAGCTGGAGATCTCAAACAATTCTCGATTGGATCCGTTAATGGTGATATACGCTATCCCCTCTTTCGAGGATATGGTATCCGCTAATCTTACATAATTATCCGCCATGATTTTGTCCCCTTTCCTTAAGATAAGTTCACTGAAATATAAATCTTCTCAATACTGTCAACTGGCTGTATGTAGCAATCAATAACGACCGCTTCGGAAGCAGTTCCGGCTGTGATCGTCACATCCTCCGGCGTAAAGCTTTGAACCGCTCCAAGTCTCTGAAGCTCATTGAAGTATTCAATCAAGGTTGCTCTGAGTAATGATCTGCCATCTACATTGTTATTCACTTTTCCAACATAGTTGGATTCGAAAATCTCCATAATGTCATTATTAATACCATCAATTGTACGAATCACGCGATTCTTTCTAAATGTAGTGCCTTTTTCAACCGAATTCGTAGTCAATGAGTTAATATCATATACTGCAGTAACATTCTGTGCAGTATCTACTTTGAATATAAATTCACCCGCAGAAATAGCAGCTTCCATCTCCGTTTTTGTCATGCGAGGAACGACATCAATCGCTCCGTCATATTTTCTGCCGGTATTCGATTGGCTGATATTTGCACCTGCTGTAATCCCGCCTGCCCATGCCGTACATTCTGCCGGAGTAAGCTCTGTTTCATCCGATAGCTTCACACCCTGCGTAACATTGATGATTGCTTCATTATCAGCAGCATAATTAGCCATAACCGCCTGGATCTTAATTCCCTCTTCCGAACGCATCCTATCGATCCAGGTGCCTATCGCAGCTTTGTTCGCCTCGAACGCAATTCCGTCGTAAGGATATATTACTACATCAAAATTCTTGGTCATAAGTGTTGCTAATGCAGTATCGATTACATCCGCATTATGAGCCGTGCCCAAATTATATACAAGCACCGTCTTAGCCCCTTTAAGAGCTTCATTCACGAGCTTCTTATCTGCACTCGTAACCCCTTCCGGATACTTGCTTTGGTCTAATGCTGTAATAGAATACAGTTCTCCGACTGCACCTACGCTCATCTCCTGTAATAAAACGACAACACCTCTGTCACCTGGTGTAATGGATAGCGGAGCATTGGTCCGGAAATTAAGGTAAGCGCCCGGAAGAACTTTATTTTGAGTTGTCCATGTTCCTGTCATATTTCACCCTTCTTTCTTTAAATTGATTAGTCCGACAAAAGCCTTCTTAACAAATCGTCTTCACCAATTTGCACAAATCAAGGTAAAACTTAAGTAATAGGAAACAATATTTTACTACGCAACTGTTTGAAGTCGTTGGTACTTAGATCATGTGTTTTATGATCTTATGTACCATTACGTACTTCAACCCAAGTACTGCGTTTTATGCAGTGCTTTGCGGAACTGCGTGTTGCGAATGAAATTTGTTTTATATTACTTGTCAACACATATAATTGTGCAAATTGACGAAGTCAATTATAAATCGGCTTTTGTCACTCATATCTTTAAATATTGGTATTCGTATTTACTGTTTTGGTCTGCATTGGTACTCCGGTTTTAATAATCATTTCTGAATAACTCACATCGAATGTAAGATGCAGAACCTGATTCGTAATACTAGAATTCTTATTTCGCGTTTTAAATGTACCCACAAAATCAAATGCACGGAATAGATCTTCCTGTTTCTGTAAACAGTCCCTTTTTATTTCTGCTGCTCCTTGATCGGAGAAATAAGCTACATCAAAAGATACAACGCTTTTATATTTCGTATTCATTCTTTTGCTGTAATCCTGATTGGTAACCGAGACTAGAAATGCCGGTTTCTTCAAATCCTCTGGAGCATCTTCATCGTAGCGTTGGTACCCGGTCGGGTAAATTTCCAATAGCTTATTAAGGATTGCCTGTTTTATTTCACTTATTATACCTTCTGCCTCCTTTCAAGTTTGTTCTGCCAATGTGTATGGATGCAAAATCTTTAACTTGAATCGCCTCTACTACACTTGCTATACTGGCATAATCATTCCCTCTTTTCTTTTATAATTTTGTTAACCGCTACCTTCCCCTCCTTTCCATCGCCATATTTCTATCTGTGGTGCCTCCCCCACTGCGCTGCAGCCACCGCATTCCGCAGTAGCAAAGAGTTTGCCAAGGCAAACTCTCGCGCCAAGCGCGTTCAGCCGCAGGCAGATAAATACCTTACGCACGAATGCGTCATCCCAATGCGGACTATGCTCGCATGGAGGTTTTTTGTCATATAGGATGCAATTTCTTATACGACAAGAAAGAGTGAGCATTTTTCATTGAATAGGACGAGCCTTCCGATTCAATGAAAAGGCACTCCGGAACAATACCGGAATGCCTTTCTTATAGGAAGTATATGAATAGCTACTCTCTGGGGAGTGGAGGAAAATCATCTCCAGGCTAGATGGCTGGTAACCTTTAAGGTGTCCATCATTAACTCCCTGTATGTTATTTTCCTCAGTTTAAACTATAACACAGCTTATCGGGACAATTGGGACAAACCTCAGTTTGATGCTGAAAATCTCTGAAATTCCTTTTTTACGCTATCCTCGGAAGCCATTCCGCCCATTCTCTGCGCCACTTGAAACCACCTTAAGCCGTCTATAAACCGAAATCTAAGGATTCGTCTTATTCTGCTGTCTGTAAGCGACTGTATGTATTCTTCCACATCATTTGTCATCGTAAGCAAATCCAATTCTGCATTCTCAAGCTGCGCCTTATAAAGGCATAAGATTGTTTTCTTCCTGCTATATTCCGGATAGGGAAATCCAGATATCTTGTAGCGCTGGGTTCCGCCATAGCCACCCTTAACGAAATCAACTACTTCTCCCTCTTCCTCGATTTTTGCTATCTCCCGTTCCTTCGTAGCTATTCTCCGCCGAATATCCTTTATCTCTTCCTTTAAATCACAATATTGTACTAATATATCTTTGGTCAATGATTTCATCCTCTCTCTGTATCTGCCCGTTAATAATTGCTCTTCTTTCACTTGCGTGAGCTTTCACTTTGTGCTAAAATACACCTAGATATAATTTGTTATGCGCTCACTTTGGTCCTGCCAGACCGAGTGAGCTTTTTTCTTTTCCAAAATCTCCTCCTGCACCATTGGCAGTCTGTATCCTTTTATTTTCACTATATTTACCAAAGTTTGTTCCGTACCTTCCTATGTATTGACAATTTTAGCTTTTCGTTATAGAATCAATGCAAACATTTGTTTGTTATACTACTTTTTCACGGGCGAATAAGTAATCATAATCATATTCCGGGAAGAACACTTTCTTGATTTTTGCTGCTTCATCAAAATAGAAGCCACAGGAAACCAATCCATTTAGTTTATCGCTTATTGTTGCCTGTCTACATTCAAGCAAGCCTGCAAGCTGTACCGCCGTTACTTTTTTTACTTTCATTGCGGTTAGCAAATTTTTGTACATAAGATTTCTCCTTTCCATGTTTTCATATTTACGTAGTTCCGCAAACTGTAATTCAAATATACTCGTAATTCCGTGTAATGTCAATGTAAAATTTGTGGATCTCCGAATTATTACGGAGTTACGTAAAATTTCCATTTACATTATTCGTAATATCGTATATAATAGTTTCATCTTAGTTACGAGGTGTTTAAAATGGAAAAAGCAAAAATCTTAGAGCAATTAATTAAAAAAAGCGGCTATACCGTGAGAGCATTTGCCAAGAAATGCGGAATACCGGAAAGCACCCTATATACCATTTTGAAAAATGGTGTAGGCCGCGCAGCAATGGATAACATCCTTATTATTTGCAAGAACCTGGGTATCAAAGTCGAAGATCTGGACGCAATGGCGAAAGGATTAGAAAAAGCAGAACCTACCTATGATGATTTACAATATCTTATTGCTCGTAATGGTAAAAACCTATCCACAGAAGAAAAGATGAATTTAATCAAAATGCTATCCGAATTATAAGAGGGTTACGCAATGGATTACGAACACATAAAATCAGCAACGTTGAAGGTATTTATAGACTGTAACGTAAAATCATTTCCTATTGATTGTTTTGAGATATTAGAATTCTATAAATTAAAGGCGCATTCCTATGAATCACTGCCAGCTAAATTAAAAGAATATTGTATAAAATATAGTGATGATGCTCTAAATTATAAGGATAAAATATGCTACAACAGTGATCTTCCTCCGGGTCGTATTCGCTTTTCATTAATGCATGAGCTTGGTCACGTTATACTAAAACATAGTCAAAATCGAACACAAGAACTTGAACAAGAAGCTAATTTTTTTGCCAGTAACATTTTAGCGCCACGTATGGCCATACATTACGCAGGATGCAAAAATCAAAACGACGTCTCTAAATTATTTCACATCACGGACGAAGCGGCTCATTACGCTTTCGCTGATTACAAGCGATGGCACCGCTGGACAATTTACCACAAGATGAACTCCTTTGATAAGGCTATGTATTCTTATTTTTATAATGTAGAGCAAGAAAAATTTATATATAGCGTCAAGCGATGTGCATTTTGTGAGCATGAAATATTTAATTCACCCGAATACATATGTAAAAAATGCAATATCTCCAATTATCATCAGCCGCAGGAAATCGCATATGATACCGATTTATTAATTGCAGAAAGTCAATGGTTGTATGGAGGGATTGGGTGAAATTTAAAGGCTGCCTTTTGGGAAATTGCTTTCCTAACGATCGTAATTTTTTAAAAGCAGCCTATCTATCTTATTATCCATTATTCATCCATCATTCTTTTCAAACTTTCCCTAACTGATATTTTATTAAATGCTTCGTAACAAATCCGACAAACCCTCTCATTATATCCATCTTTGTATTATGACTGCTTTGTACAAGGGGATAAGGACTTTTTTCATAAGTTTCAAATACTACTCTCTTTTATTTACATTGAATAAAGCATTTACTACCATCCATAATCCCGGGAAGAAATTCATAATCTGCCATACCCCTCCGCCGACGAGACCAAACTTCGGTATAAGACGAAGCTTTGCATCCATGCTTCTTACATCATCAAACCAAACGACATGGTCTACCCCGTCTGCAGCCGTGTATTCATAGAAAGGGCTCTGTGCCGTCTCGTCAAACTGTATGGTTGCTCCATATTGCGCAGCCCTGGCAATGGCCTCCTGGTTTGGAAGAGATTCTGCCATAGTTTCTCCCTGAACGAAAGGAAGCGGCCAGTCATAGCTGTAGTTCGGAATTCCCATTAATATTTTATTCCGGTCGATTACCGATACACCATACTCCAAAACCTGTTGCATTTTATCAATCGGAGAAGTTGCCATTGGTGGACCAAAGGTATATGAACATACATGTCATAGGTCATTTTTATTTTACAACCTCATATTTTACGATTTAAGGCGGGCATGGTCTTAGCCCACCATTCTCACCCGCCTTTTTGATTTCAATCAAATTTTACTCTATAGGACAAAGCTACAGCTATGCCTTTCTACCCTCTGCTAGAGCCTCTCTCGTACTCTTGCCTATCCTAGTCCCGTCATCTTTCATATGTTTCCCCCAACCGAGCTGATCCCAGTAAATTAGTATAGCGATTCTGGTCTTCGAACCGTAATCCCCATCTACTTTTAACCCCGGGTACCAATCCGGTAGCACAGCATTAAGCTTTTCCTGCGCCCACTTGATATCTCTTGGATCGGATTCCGGTGTAATCGCTTTATCCGGTATGTAATCTTTCGGTATATACTTAATACCAGTATATTCACATACTCCCTGGCAGATCTCCTGTGCGCATTCTTTCCAGAAAGCCTCATTAGTCATCAGCTCTGCAGCTTCTCTCAAGTTCGTCATAAAAGCAAGCTCACAGAGGATAGCTGCCTTAACGTCCATGTTGTTGCAGTTGCACATTGCCAGGCTTGCTTTTGACACTCCGCGATTGGTTTGTTTAGCACCCTCCGTAAGCTTGTCTAGTACGATTTTAGCAAGTTTCTCTGACTGTCCGGGGTGTTTGTCATGTATGTAAATCCCTACCCCATTTGCGCTGTTAAAGGTCTTACCATCCCCGAAAGCATTAAAATGAATACTAATGCTATAATCACAATTTGCCTTTGCAATTGCTCTCTGGCGGTCTGATAAAGGGGTGTCCGCATCGTCGTAAGCATTATCATCATCCCAGCCGGTACGCATGGTATCAAATCCGCAGCGTTCCAGCTCTTTTACTAAAAAATTAGCAACACCGACATTGGCATAATGCTCCCGGTATTGCTCTCCTTTTATGATATCAT